CGGCGAGAGAGCCGCTTTCGAGGCAGAGACTAGTCCTTTTGCGCTCCTAACCTGCAGGGAGGGGCCTTTGGAGCCCGTCAGCATCACTCGATGTGATCTGCCGGTGTCTCCCAGCAGCGACGGAGGCTCGGCATGCAACCCCCTCGACTCACGATCCATGTCGATTTTGCCGGTCAGCACAGCCTGATGCTCGACCTGTCGCTGGCCTATTGCCGCGGCCGCATACCTGCTCTGAAATTCCTTGGCGACAAACGGAAGCTCCTTTTCGCTCTTCTCGCAGAGCTTGATCCAGCCGCCCATGTCAGCGATGACTACGTGAATCCTCGGGTCTGGGAAAACGACGGAGCGATAAGCGCCGATCACACGAAGCGCCTTCTCCACTATGGACCACGCAACCATCGCCGCATCCTTGGAGGTTCCGCCTAGCATCTTCACTACGTCAGCAGCCTTTGGGGCAAACTGCCCGGTATCAGGGTTGGTGGCGTGACGACTGAACGCGTCAGCAACCTGGTCGAACTCGAAACCCTTTAAGGCCTCCCAGTAAACCTTGTAACCGAAGGCGGACTGGTCTTTGCCGTAGTAGTCCATCACACCGTCCAACAAATCCTTGAATCGGCGCTTATCGCTGTCGTTCATTGAATTTCCTTCCAGCCTGGCCGCACAAACTGGATATCACCGGCGTAGACCAACTCAACAGAGCCGTCTTCCTTCTCGACAATTCCTGCCGTATCCATCGTGCCGTCATCACCCATGATTCCCCAGTCGAGCAATAGACCCTCGAAGTCTAGTACCAGAGACCGCTCGTACTTCGGGTAATGGTCTCCGCCAACCTGCTTCATCTCGTGCTTGAAACACTTCACCATGCGATTAATCATGCTCGATTACCTCTCCAGCTTGAGTTACACCTTCTGAGGCCAGCCATTCTTCACCGGCCATGTGCGTATTTTGCCTCCTCATCTCATCAAATGTCAAGTGTTTGTTTCCGTTTTTTCCTCCCTTTGGGCTCTTCATCCAATCCGCCTCAAAACCACGCCAACCCCTAACCAAGCACTCACCAAGGCAGTCATCAACTGTGAATCCATTATGCTCGGCGAGCTTAAATTGCTTTGCTAGTCGATTGATCACGGTCTGAGTCACAGGGGCGCGCATTCTTGATCGCATTGACTTCCAGTCCTTGAATACCTGCGGGGTTGGCATGCTTGGCCACGGGGAAAAATCAAGATCACGCCGCGCTTGCGCGCGCGCATTGTATTTCTCTTCTGAGTTCTCTGTATCTGTATTCTGTAGTTCTGATATTCTGAGTTCTGAGTTGCTATGGGCATTGCTACTAGCATTGCTAAGTCGTCTTGATTTGGAGGCCCCTCCAAGACGGCCGGCATTAACCCGCCTCTCGTGCTTAAGCATTTGATCTGACTTTATTTTCTCCATCCTTGTCTGGGTCCACCCGAGGTCAGTCCTTACCCAGAACCTCTCTAAAATAGATCTAACCATCTCCGGAGGAGCCCCGGCGCATATTCTGCACATTAGATCCAAATCATCCTCTATTGGCCCGCCTCTCCAGTACTCCGCCAGAAGCAACAGGTAAATACCATGCTGCCCGTAAGACAGCCTAGAGGTATCACCAAGGTAATCATTGACATAGAACGGAAACCACGCAAGCTGCGACATGTTTATGCTCCCGCTTTTCTGGCTTTAGCCAGCAAGTCTTTTACCACCTGATTCCTTTCGTTGGCCCTCCTTTTTTGGCAAGCAACACACCCACCGTTCGATGTGTACCTCAAAATTGCACCGCAAATTCTGCACTCCTTGCCGTAAAACGTTGTTTTTCCTTGTGAAGCTGCTTCTAAACGATCCTCTATAGCAAAAAACCGAGTAGGCATATCTGGTTCTCCTGTCTAGAATACATCTATTAACACTCCTGATTGTATCTAGAATATAGTAATAAGTCAATCCATCCTCATCGGGTGAAACCCAAGCAACCAGCGACCCGCGGCGTGCCGAACATATAGAGCCGCCAGCTTGGCTTCGTCACCAGACAGCGCCGATATGTCGATCTCGTTCATCCTGAACACAACCTCGCCTTCGTCCTTAAACACAGCCGAGAGGACCGGCCCGGTAAAGCACATCTCAACCGACCGATCCTTTTGAGTTTCCACGATGCATTCCTTGGCCTGGGGTTCTATCTGTACCGCCAGGGAGGCGGCAAACAAGGCTTCGATAATCATCAGTGCAGTATCCTCTTGTGATGAGCTTCGATGATCTCTTCCGCCTTCTCTCGGTTGAAGCGAACGAAGAAGCTGCCGGTTTCGTCGTAGTCGTCGAGATTGATCACCCCCAGGGAGTCCATGAACTCCATAGCCTCCTCGATATCCTCCTCTTCAAATCGACCATCAGTAGCGTCCACCAGAGTTTCGATCGGCAATTCAAAAGCGTCAGCGCCGGTGTCACCAGAGATGTAGCTGAGAAATGTGAACAAGCTCGCGGAGCATTTCCAGTTGGTCATGTGATCACCGATCTTTGTAGTTGTGGTAGATGGCTGGGTGCCGGCCGTAGACTCCTTCGTAGTCGACCTCTCCGCGCGTCTGCTTCACGATCTTCCATGCCTGCAGTACGTGTGGGTGTGACTCCCGAAGTCTCCACTTGCAGGCTGTGCGGCGTCCTATGCCCATCATCTGAGCGAATTGTCGGTCTCCCATGTCTGAGATGTACCGAGGCAGGGTCTTAGGTTTCATCTATGGTTTCCTCCACAAGAAGTCTTGCGCCGCAATATGGGCAAAATACGTGCATATTATCCAATGGGCCTCCCTCCAAGAATTCGTGAATATTCCCACACATGGTGTGGAATAATCCATCATCGTCTTCGGACCAAACACAGATTCTGTTCTCTATCATAAATCCTCCGTCTTGGTACGTTACATTCCACTCCTACCCAAAAAAGACCCGACTAGGTGTCGGGTCAAAGGCCTCAGGGAGAGGCCGCTGGAGGAGTACCTAAACCTTTTTGAACGCGAGATCCCTTGGGTAGATGTCCGGCCGCAGGTCGTGCGGATTAATCTTCCATCCACTCATCTCGCACAGCTTGAGCACGTTTGCAGGGGAGATCTTCGACTGATCGTTCACCCACCCGTGGACAGCCTGACGAGAGACCCCCATGGAAACGGCCAACCTGTTCTGGTTACCAAAAATCTTGATTGCTTTCTGAACGCCCTTCATCTCTTTCCCCTTGTGTTGAGGGTAGAGATTACTCTTCAAGTGTGGCGCTTGTCAAGCTTTTCTTGAGAGTCTGCTTGACATGGGCTGGATATGGGCGTAATGTAGCACTTGACGATACCAAAACCTAAGGAGAAGAAATGAGCACATTTCAAGAAGCACAGATCGCATACGACATGCAGCGAGATTCCCAGTATAACCGCAAGGACCAGGTTACCCGGATCATGGAAGAGCTTGACGATATCGAGGTGCTTGAGCGAGCAATCTGCGAGAACGTCGATTTCGAAGAGATCCGGCTACACCTGACTAATCAGGATGAGGACGCCAGGAATACCCTGATCGGAGCCATGGTCTGCGAGGCGATCGATAAATACACAGAGTGCGAGATCCAGCGAATCGGCGACTCGCTCGGGCAACCCATCACGTTCAACGAAGAACACCTGGAAATGGAGGACATTTTCTGATGAATACCAACCAGCAAACTAACGAACTACGCAACACGGTCGCCGAGCTAACATCTGAGGTATGTCACCTACGCCACCAGAACGGCACGCTTAAGGATATGAACCGGAAGCAGCGTCTCGTGATCAAATACTTACTGATGCGCCCGCACCTTGAGAGCGGCAGCCGAGAGATGGCTGAGGGCGATGAGCTTTGCGCGGCGCTCGGGTTTAGGCCCTGGAAGATGCCAAAAATTAGCGATATCACAAAGGCGTATCAGATGGAATTCGAATTCATGATTACTGATGGATAACATCATCAAACTAGACCTCAAAGAAAGGCGGTCGAAGACCAGGATCGAGTTCATGAGCCAGCTAATCAGGCGCCTAAAGGTGCCTGGCGAGAACGACGAACTAAGGCGCGAAAGCCCTGCGCGCTGTGCTCAATCAAACCCAATGGAAGAACGCGATGCGTATGTGGACGCGGAACAATCGGGTGAATTTTCTGAATAAACCCCGGAAAGTGTGAACTGGTTCTAGACAAACCCCAAGGAAGGGTGTAAATTAGAATCATACACAATGAAGCTGGAGAGATGAAATGCGAACCTTAAGACTCTACGAAAACGAAGCGCCGGCCGACTTCATCTTGCCTTTGATTTTCAAGAAAATCCGCGCAATTCAAACAGTTGCAGCGTTCGCAGGCAGGACCATTAAAGTCGCGTGCTTGTACCAGGTGCGCCCCGATGAAATCCACCGTGTTTCTGAATTCAAGCGAGGTTGCTGGAGATGAGCGAGAAAGCCTATCAAGACGTCAGAAAGCGCCTTTACGATTCCCTGAAGGACATCACAAAGCGGAAAATCAGGGTCACTTTCGGCCGAGTCATTCTGGACGGCAAGGACGGTTACTGGGTCCGATTGCAGGGCGACGGGAAGCTCATGACCCGGGTATTCAAGGCCGACATATCCCCGGAGTCGGCGGCGCTGATCCTCCATTCCCAATTTTGCGCTATGAGCCTAAAGCGGTGAGCAAAATGTACGAGCAGACCAGACAAGTCACGAAACTCAACCCAGGGAGGATGAGTAAATGCGAACAGAGGTGCAGGTTCATGATATCGATCGCAGGCTTTATTGGTCTACTACCCATGATGATCCTGATCATAATGGTCTACGGGTAGAAGAGGCACTCCCTTTCTGGCTCAGCAGGAAGGTAACAAAAGACCTTGATAAACAATGGTTTGCCAGGCAAACGGTGGACACAGATGAACGCTGAAGTAATCGAACTACAGAACGAGCGAGAAATGCTGGAAGAGGACATCGACCGCACTAAGGAGCAAGTCGAGAGAGCGAAACGGGAATTCGCGGCAACAGGTGAGCCGGCAAGTCGCGACTGGTTCGCGAAGGCAAACAGGGCCCTGAGGGTCAAGAGGCGCCAATCGCAAACCCTCCTGGCAATGATCGGTGACGCCAGAAGGAAGCAGAAGCGAGCAGAGGCATGGGCGCTAGAATCAATCTTTATGGACGTTGTCAGGGAATCAGTGAATGACGACCAATTCTCGGCTTACCTAGGCGAAGCCAAGCGGAGATACGACCTCAAATGAGCAACGAACTCACGACACAGCAAGGCGGGCAAGTCAGCGTGATCGCCATGATGGATAAGGCAGTCCAGAGCGGCGTTGACGTAGCGCAACTCGAGCGCCTGATGGACCTCCACGAGCGCATGATCGACAGGGATGCCAAAGCTCAGTACCTGCAGGCAATGGCCAAATTCCAGTCGATATGTCCTTCAGTAAAAAGGACTCGAACCGTCAAGAATCGCGATAACACAGTAAGGTACAAGTACGCGCCTCTGGACGAAATCATGAGCACGATAAAGACTCCAGCGGAAGAATGTGGACTGTCGTACTCGTTCACGAACGAACATCAGGAGAACGGTCTGCTCACGATATGCACCGTTCGGCACACAGGCGGGCATTCTGAGCAGTCGTCGTTCCTGGTTCCTAGATACGACGGCCACGGAACCAATGTTGCCCAAGATTTCGGCTCAGCGAGCACCTTCGGGAAGCGGTACGCGCTATCCAACGCGTTCGGGATCACGATAGCAGACGATGACGACGGTTCGTCCGCAGCAGTGAGCAATAACAGCATGTTGATTTACCACAACGCGCTGGCGGCAAAATACCTCCCGATGATTGTCGCCCTCAAGGAAGCAATAGAAATGGAGGACGTGAGCGTAGCGGCCGAATACGCTGCGCCGTTCACCCGAAAGGACTGGTCAGTTCTATGGATTGCCCCGTCGAAAGGAGGCCTGTGGACTTCTCAGGAGCGCAAGTTCATGCGCGAAAACCAGGAGTTCAAGGATAAGATACACGAAATCCGCACCAGCTCCGGCTGGTACAACAAACCTGAAAACAAGGTGTAAATCATGACAATAGAAACCATAACCGCACTGACCGTCACCATATCTGGAGCGGTCGAGAAGACGAACATCAAGGAGTATGAGCAAGGCATCAAGGAGTTCATTGGTGGAATCAACCGAAACCCGGAGACTGACTCCGACTTTGCCCAAGCGGAAGCCGACATAAAAACCCTCCAATCAGCCGAGAAAGGCATTGCCAAGGTAAAGGATGCTGCCCTGAACTCGACCTCGAGCATTCGAGAGTTCTTCGAGATGGTCGATGGCCTTAGCTCCACCATGAGAGATTGCCGGTTGAGCCTCTCAAGGCTCGTAAAGAGCAAGAAGGATTCTATCAAGCTCCAGGTTATCATCGAGGCCAACGAGAAGTTCTCCGCGCACATGCGCCGGGTAAACGGACTGTACGAAGATGTCTCAATCCATGTGCCACACTCTTTCGACCCGAAAGATGCCATCAAGGGTAGAAAGACCATCAAGGGAATGAGTGACGCTGTAGAGGACGCAATGAAGGATGCGATGCTAGATTACAGCGAGATGGCCGCGTCGGCCGCAGAGGACGCCAGGGAGGCGAAAAGGGCCGAAGAAGAAAGGGTCGAGAATATGAGGCAGGAGGCCATTAAGGCGGAGCGTGAGCGGGCCGAGATGGAGATCAAGCGTGCGAAGGAGAAGGCTGAAGCCGATGCAAAGAGAGAACTGGAAGCCAAGATGGAGGCAGAGAGAAAGGAAGTCATCCCGACAGAGGCAAGTGAGCATCAAGAACCTGCCGAGCTAGGCCTAGAGGATGTTATGGCCGTAGTTGAAATGCTCAGCGACGCATCCCTGCTGTTCTCCACCGGGAACGTCGCAAAGGCCATAGAGACCACAAAGCTGGCCCTGAGCCTGATGGAGCGCGCGTAATGGCAACCTCAATCCACTCGCAAAAGTACACACCTGAAGAGGTGCGAGCCGCAGCGGAAAAGGTCGGCATCAGCCCTGACTCGATGAGAAAGCGCCTACAGAAGGGCATGACCTTGAGGGAAGCGGCTAGCATCCCAAAGCGAACACCACGGGAGTGTGGCAACATGACGCCAGCAGCAAGCCGCATCCCGTACGACCGGGAAGAGATCGCGGCCGCGGCAAAAGAGGTTGGCATCAAGTACGATTCGTTCATGAACCGCCTCCATCGAGGCATGAGTCTCGAGGAAGCCAAGAGAACGAAGAGAATGAGCAAGGGCGCTGCTGCAAGGAAGGGCAAAAATGTGTCTCCCTGGAAGAACGAGAAGATTTGCCGGGGATCAATAACGGACTGGGATAATTACTGGGCTGGCAGGAGGTGAGCTGAACACACGGCCCTTGTAGGGCCGTGTTTCCATCTTATCCCACAGACGGTGCAGGAGTAGCCGCAGCCTCTAAAGCCGCCACACGGGCCTCTAAGGCCTTGTTAGCAGCAGAAAGCTCCTGGACCGCCTTCACAATCGGCGCGATGAACTCATCATACCTGAGGCCGTACCTCTGCTCACCTGTTGGTTGACCGTCCTCGTCCAATACGTCGCTCTTAATAAAGCCAGCGAATTCAGACGTTGATCGCCCCATATTGACTATCAAGGCTTCTATGTCTTGCGCACCAAAACCATAGTGATCCCTAACTCTACCAAAGAGCTTATACACAATAGGCGACAGCTGATCAACGAAGTCCAAACCAAAATCGCAGGGCCTAATGTTGGTCTTTGCCCGGAGATCTGAAGTCTTTATGGTTCCGTTGGTAGCGTACACATCATCCCATCTGAAGCTTAACGACCCAATATCATAGGTGTCATCAACAAATGGAAGGTGTTCTCTTGTAGAGAAAGAGCCACCAGACGACAATTGCCACCCATTGGCCCATGCGATATTACCTCCTTTAGAGACCCCGGACTCATACCTGGCAAGTAGGTTGTCGCTTTGCTTGTAGATCTGGAAGTTTGACCCGACATCCGAGCTTACCCACGCCGACCCAGCGGCATTCAAATACGCATCAAAGCTGATTGCCACGTTGTCATGGTCTCTCCCGAGGATCTGAAAAACAGGATCGCTGTCAGAAGAAATTTTGAACTCGGCAGTAGGGCCATCTGCCGTGTCAAGAGCTGGCCCTTCTAGGACAAGAAGCCTGTCAGGAGCTGCATTTACAGCATTCGATAGATGAATCCCTTCAGCATCGATGGTCGTATCAAACTGCACAGTGCCATCACTGGCAATTGAAAATGAAGTCGCCCATGTCATGTTGTTGCCGGCAACAATGCCAGACTCATACCTAAAATCCAGCGAATCGCTCTGCTTGTAGATCTGAAAGTTTGACCCAGCATCCGAGCTTACCCAGTTGGTCCCAGCTGCATTCAGTGCGGCATCAAAAGAAATCGCAGCATTATCGTGATCACGGGCAAGCACCTGGATAACTGGATTACTGTCCGCTGATAACCTGAACTCTGCGTTTGGCCCATCCTCCGTATCAGATGCGGGCCCCTCTAAAACAAGCAGCCTATTGGGTGTAGCTGCTGTCGCAATAGATAGATGAAGAGCGTCGGCATCTATGGTCCCGCCAAATGTGGCAGCCCCAGAGGTCGTGAACTTCAAGGCCTCAGACCACGTTATATTGCTTCCAGCGGCCACGCCGGATGCATACCTAATCGCAAATTCATCACTTTGCTTGATTAGCTGGTAGTTTGACCCAGCGTCAGAGCTTTTCCAGTTAACGCCAGCCGCCTCTAGATAGCCATCAAGCCCTATCGAGACAAAGTCATGAGTCCTGTTCAGGAGCTGCATGCACGGGTTTGCATCCGAAGAAAGCCTAAACTCAGCGTTTGGGCCGTTCGTACCGTCGGTGCCAGGCCCTTCTATAATTAGCAGCCTATCAGGGGATGCGGTTACGGAATTCGATATATGAACCCCACTGCCCACAGTCATACGAGACGTTCCGCCGGTCGAAAATCCAATTTCATCCGCCCCAGCACTAAAAAGACCCGTGTCCTGATCTGAGGCAAACGAGATCGACGGGTCTGCAGCGCTACCATCCCCCGCAGTAATCTCTGGGATTGCTCCGCTAGCAGCGGTAGCCAATTCCCACCTGTTTGATACGGAGTTGTAGACTACCTGAACGATCTCACCTGCAGTGATTGACCCGGCTATCAAGGCCGCGCCCCCGATAGTGATAGGTTCAGCACCCACAGAGTTGACGTTTAGAGTGCTGGCGCCTGTGTTTGTGTTGCCGGCAATAAAGGTGAACGTCTGCCCATTGGCGTAAGAGTTAATCGCCGGACTGATCGCAATCTGATATGTATTTGCCGAGCCGGTGTCAGCGGCGTACGTGTTCTTTGCATCCTGAATTTGCTCGACATTAGCCGCGTCATCTGCGGCGGTGCCCTGACCGAGGTTACCGATTTGATTGCCCCCGATGTCTAGGTCTGCAGTAGCAGAGTTTTCACCGTTCTTAGCCAGGCAAGCATTAACACCATCAGATAAGTCCTGATCGTGCGTATCATGCCTATCAGCACGGATCTTGGTTCCGTCGTCGCGGTCATCCTGCCACACCTGAGTGCCGGTATTTACGCCGTTCGTGCGGCTGAAAGTGCCGCTGCCATTCCACCCCATGATCTATACCTCTTAGATTTGCCCAGCCGGCTTGACCAGCCAGTTTGTTGAGTACCAGTCGATCGGCTGCGCGCCGGAGTCGATTCGAAGATTTATGGCGAACGCATATCCTAGACCAGCCCCAGAGATCCATTTCCTAGTGATCGATGAACCTCCAGTCCAATCGTCTTGATCCCATGTCGCAACGTCCCACGTTGCCCCAGAATTAGCGTACGTGGACTGATTGTAGGGGGTTGATGGTAGCTCGAAATCCACACCCACCTTAGTAGACAGTCCTAGGTCGCCCTCAGAGCCAATCACAGGCTGAATACTGGTTACCTGTTTCAGACGCTTACTTGATTTTAGGTAGGAATAAGCAGTTATCGAGTCGCCTCGGATGTTGGCGCCGTCATCCGAGAATCCATCCCAGAATTTGTAAACCGCCCCACCCCCACCGAAGTATAACTCGCCATTGTACAGCCCCCAGCACCGAGATGGGATCTTGCGGAACCTTGCAGGAGAGCCCGTTAGGGTGTTGAAAACATGCTGCTCGTAGGTCGTGTTGGTCTGCACCGGGACATTGAACAGCAACATGTTGCCTTCAGACCAAAAGATTGCTTGCCACCCGTAGTTGCTTCCGTAGTCCATGGCCGCTTCGGCCACCGCAGGATCGATCTTGTTGGAGATCTCCCCGCCTCCGGTACGGCCCTTCCCGATCGCGGCTGCCAGGCTCAGATAGCCGTCCCCGGTTGGGATGACTAGGTCAGGGCCAAACGACAGAGGAGAACGCACTGAAAGAGGCGATCCGATCCGGTAGACACCGATCAAAGAGAAGTCCGAACCTGGGTCAGACCCCTGGTACACGATTGTTTCCCCGGACGACATAATGAAAACAGCCAAATCATCCATGCCGTCGCCGGCATCGCGAGACCATGTGCCCATAGCCACGAGCTTTCCGCCAAAGGTACCTACCCGAGACAGTGGGAACTTCGTGAGAACCCCGCCGAGCGCGTTCACAGCCGAGTACCAGAAGTCCTGGCTGTCGTCTTCCCAGAAGTAAGTCCGAGACTTGAACACGTTTATGCCGATGAGATACGCTACGGTCAATCCTGAGCCCGAAACGGTCATTGAGGCTACTGTGGTACCGTCAAACGTGATCGGGTCGTCAGCGCCGTTTACGAAGCCCATGGAGCCATTGAACATGCCCCATTGCCACCTGTTCGAGGAATATCCTGAGCTTAGCGAAGTAGCGGTTCCAAAGGCCGTTACGTCCCATACCGTACCGTTGGCAGCCGCGAGGAACTTTCGCGTCACATCGCCACCAAGATTGAGGGCGTGCTTGGTGTATCCCTTGCGGAGCGTCACTCGCCCGGGCTGGGGCCACCAGTTATCGAGCTTCACAGCATCGGTCTCCGGCATAGCGGCGATCGCGTCCTTAGCGTTCCAACCGCCTACCGGGGCTTGAATTGGAATTACTGTTGCGGGCATTAGCCATAGTCCCTATCAGAAACGTTGATACCAAGGTAGCGGCCAAATTCGCTACCGCCCATGTAGAGCGTCCTGGCGCCGTGGTCACGGGCCACCTGGGACAGGATAAGCTCCTGATACTGCTCGTAGTCCATTTGCCAGTTGTCGATACCCTTCGCCTTCTTGAAGCGCCAAACAACACCCTGCGTAATAAGCTCTTCGTCGATCCGCGCGGTGTCTGTGTCGGCCGAGAATTTCTTCTGCGCGGTTCCACCAGAGTCGGCAGCCCATTTATCTGACACGTACTCGAAAACGATCTCATCGCCGTTTTCGGATGCACCAACCGTCTGCTCAACCTCAAACAAGCCGGCGCGGATTCGAGCCCGAAGATTCAAGCCGTTGATCGTGGTCCAGCCCTTCAGAAATGCCCACTCAGCAGGGGACACAGGGTTAACTACCGGGCGCTGGTCGGTCCGGTTCCACGTGGTTGATGGGATAATCCAGCGCATATCGGTTGGGACCGAGTAAGTCTGGGTCCCGCTGACCAGCGTGATCGTGTTCTCAGTGTAAAGCACTTGCCATGGGTGATACTGAGAGAGGTACTCGCCCTCTCTGTTTGCCAGGCGGAAAATCTGTAGCGCGTTGGTGTCGGCCGTGTTACCAACGATGGTAGAAGGGGCATCGATACCGATCTCGTAAAAGGCATCTTGGCAAATGGATAGCAGCGACATTTCTCACCTCAATAAAAAAGCCCCCTCTCGGGGGCTTATTCTACACACGAATGTTCTTTCGTGGCCTTCCTGGTCTGCGTTTTGGCGGGTCGGTCAACTCTAGATCTCCCGTTTCCCCATCGTAGGGTTCGCTTTCCTCCCCTTCCTCGCTTTCCATGGCTGCCATATAGGCGCGGGCCCTGGCGCGTACCGCGGTACCGAGCTTGATGTTTTGCAGGGAGGAATCTGGCAGCTTAGCCAAGTCCTCGATCGTGTACACGCCCATCTCGTTCAGGTTGAGCCGGTCTGCCTCGGTCACCCTGGGTAGAGCGGATACCGGGGTCCCGTCGATCTCCTCGGGCTGACTCTTCTTGAATGCGCGCCAGGAGCTTGGGAAATCGTCTTCGTCCTGATCAACCTTGGGGCGAGAGAACGTCGTGTTCCGGTCACCCTTAATCCTGATCTCGACGTGGATCACATCCTTGAACGTGCCGTTGTTCTGTCTCTGTGCGTGGTGGTAGAACCGCCCAATCGCGTCTTCACGTGCCATAAGAACCCCCTAGTTGCTGAGCAATGAACGGGATAAGCCCATTGCCATTTACCGTTACCTCGCAGCCTTCCTCGAGCAGAACACGTAGCTGTTCTTGGAAGTCGTTTGCTTGCACCATCATCCAAGGTGCGCACTTGAATTGCCGACCGCTGACATTGACCGTCAGCGTAAATTCGCCGTCATTCATCGGCTGATCGTAGGCGTGATGCTCATCACCTTCGTAGCTTGAATCAACCCCGAAAAGCTTGAACTTCTTGTAACCCAGGAAGCGCCCCATGTATAGCAGCTTCATGATTACCGTATTGCCTCCGCCGAACAGAATCACCTGCTCGCCCTCTCCCAGAAGCTTGGATAGCTCATCCTTCAAGTCTGGTTCGTACGCATGCCATATGGCTAATCGACCATGCCGAGAATCGATCGCCTTGAACACCTTGGGTGAGCAATGCGAAGCGATCAAGTACTTGGTGGCGAATGTGGACCGGCGAACAAAGGCTTCGTTCTCGTCCCTGGCATCAAGCATAGCGAAATAGTCGGACACGACGCCCCGGTCCAATAGCCAATCGTGAGTTCCATTCACCGACCAAATATCGCCTTTGCGCTCTTTCGCTTTCCTGATCTCAGGCATCGCATGCTTCACGCTTGGCGAGCCGCCAACGATCACCATTGTGCGGCCGTGGTCCGGAGCCCTCTTTACCGTTGGTATCGGGAGTCGCATATTGGATCGGATGTTCTCGAGAAGCTGGTCCTTCTGCACGTTGCACTTCGACTCTAGCTTGACCTCAGATAGACCACCGACCTTCCAGACGTCCCGAATCCAGTCAGAAGGGTGCTCGGAAGGGTTCAAGTTTCCGTGGAAGCAGACGACCTTAGAGCCGTCTGGGGGCCATGAGCGCGCGTCGATCTTGTAGGAGCAGACCTGGCCGGGGTAGAGATCCTGCCATGTTTCCACTGGAGGTCCGAACTCATTAACGATCTTGCATATATATTCCTGATCACCCTTTTCCATAATAGGGCAGCCTTCACCCTCATAGTGCGTCCAAATTCCTCTACACGCTTCATGATTCCATGACATGACACCAGATCCATACTTTGTCCATCCGTAGAAATCCTTGAGCATGCAGAGATCGCCCTTGTAATTGGCGATATCCTCTAGACGCCCTGTAATGACAGTATCGAGGTCAAAGTACAGTACACGGCCTGTAAGGCCGCTTCCTGGCGAGAATAACCAAAGCTTGTTATACCAGCCATCCAGGCCGCCAGGCAAAGGCTTGAGCTGGATGTCTTTTCCACCCCTTGCGCTATCGTCGGTGTAGCAGACAA